TCATCAACATTTAATGTTTTTGGATAATCTTTATCACCTGGTTTTGCTGGTTTCTCACCACGCTTTCTTTTAGCATGAATGTTATCCCATAAACCTCTTTTTTTACCTTCTGATACAAATTCGTTAAAACTTTTCATTAGATGTCTACCTTACGAGTTGGACTATATTCTTTACCATCATCTCCAAAAAATTCTCTAGATTCTGTAAAACCAAAATCATCACCAGGAGGAATTAATGGATCGTCTAATTGATCTATATATCCATCTTCATTATAATCTTTCTTAGCTTTTGATTCTATCCTATATCTCATCTCACGAGAAGCAGTTCTTGTATTTGTATCACTATAGTAATCCAACTGAACCTTACGAATAAGTCCATCAGTAGTATCAGCAATAGGTCCAAACATATAAGTTTTTGCTGTAAATGTGAAAGTATAAACTAATGCTCTTCTAGTTTCATAGTTACCTTCATAATCATCAGTAAATGATATATTCTGGAGTATTAAAGGTACATCTCTTTTTTCTCCTATTTGTCTAACCAAATCAATAGTTAAAGTAAAACCTGGTTGAAAAAATGGTAATATCTGTTCTACTATTTGTAATGCATCATCTTGAGTCTTAGTTAATACATTTAACTCAAATCCCAAGTTATATGGAACAGGCATAAAAACTTTTTTAAATTTCTTACCGTCTTGTGCCTTAAAAGTCTGAGTAACACCAGATTTTCTTGTTGAATCATAATCAATAGAAGTCATCTCAAATGACATTCTTGGAAGACTAATTTGAACTGCTTTATTAAGATCTGGTTGTTGCTGAAGTCTTGCTAAAAATTTCTGTCTAGGTCCATAAGCAATAGGAACCTTTATATTTGAAATATCTTTACCAGTACTATCCTGATGTCTAACATTAATATCATTAAAAACTGTACCGAAAGCGATAACAGTCTTTCTCATTATTTCGTGATAAAAATAAGTCCCTAACATATCAAACTACACCAAATGGGTTGGATTCTGTAAAATCAAGGATGTTATCTGCTTCAAATTCAAATTCATCACCCTCGTTATATTTATCATTAGCATCATCAGAATTAAATGAAGCACAAGCATACTTTGCTCCAGATGTTTGTCCGACAATTTCTTCTCCCCTAAAGAATCCAGCAACTGTTGAACCAATTCCAACATTTCCTATTAGAAGAGTATATGTATCAACATCCCAACTCTTAACTCTTGCTTCAGTTCCAGAGTTAGCACCTTTAACTATTTCATTAAATTCATAATTTCCAATTCCCAACATTGAATCGGGATTATCTACAGTTACTGTTGGTGTTGAAGTATATCCTTTTCCTGGTTCATCTACGTAAATAAATCTAACAAGATCATCCTGATTAAAGAACGCAGTAGATGCATCACCACTAGCACTAATAGATGCTATTCCAGTAGCTGTGACACCAGCACCAGGTGCACCAACAGTTACATTTGGTACAGTTCCATATCCAGAACCACCACTCAAGGTATTAAGACGTATAACTCCATTATAAGCAGTTTCAATGGAACAAGTTGCTGCTGCTCCAGTTCCTCCACCACCAGTAAAGGTTACTGTAGGTGGAGTTGTATATCCAGAACCACGATTTGTAAATAATATCTTCTCAATAGAAGTTACATTTGCTACAGTTGTTGTTATTGCTACTGCTCTAGCAGTATCATTCGCTGGTGAAGGGCTGAATATAACTGATGGTGGTGAAGTAAATCCAGAACCATCATTATTTAAATATAACTTACTGACGAAACCACTACCAATAGATGCTGAAGCAACGGCAGTTTGTCCCAATCCAACAAGTTTAAGTGTACTTATAAATCCTTCCTCTTGAACCTGAGTATCGATTGCCTCAATAGAAGTATCAATAACCTCATCCTCATATTCAAAGAGTTCACATTTTAATTCATAAACATAATTTTTACCTAATTGATAAAAAGGATTCTCATGCTCTACAAACTTTATTTCAAATAATCTACCACCTAATGGAAAATAAACTAAATCTCCTTCTCTTGGTCTTGATGAAAGAATAATTTCACTAGTATCTGTTCCATCATCTAAACCTGCCATAAATGGTGCGATAAAATCTTCAAATCTTTCTTTTGAAATAGTAAGAATAACTTCATCTTTTATACTCATTCCAAATTTTGTTAGTACATCACCAGCACCACCATATCCATCATAATTATTAACATATGCTTCTATAGAAAAATTATCATCAAACTTAGAAGAAGTAACTTCTTCCATGATTGTCTCTCTACTTACATATTTTCTAGGAATATAAGTTACTTCAACACCAAACGTTCTTAGGTGTTCATTTATTAAATCTTGCGTTAGTCTTTGTTCAGACTGAGCACCTTGTAGGAAAAATGGATTTAATGCCATGTTTATTATCCTATAAAGTCATATGGAGGCAACTCATATTCAGATGCCATTCTAGATCTTAATGATTCTATCTCGGACTCTGCTTGTTGAAGAATCTCTCCACCATTCATTTCTATGCCACCTGGTAACTTAACACCCCTAAATTTACTTAAATTTTGTCCCCATTGTCTCTTTATGAGAGCAGTGAGATACTGTTTTAAGAATACATCATTATAAACTTGAGTAAAGGATGCTGGATCTAATGCCCTATAACAATCTAAAATTAACCAATTACCAGCAGTTTCAGCACCCCAATCAATATCCATATATAACCTATCTTGCCTCTTATTAAATCTTATCTGCTTATCTGTTGTTAATAGGAAATCAATATCCTCAAGATATGATTTAACCATAGCATATTGAAGTAATTCTACAGAATTAAAGTAATATAGATCATTTAAGAATAATTGATACTTTATACTAAACATTCCACCAGATATTGAACTGGTATCAAATTTAAATATCTTTTCTACCCCAACTACAGAATCTGGAACTTGTAGGAAATTAGAAGTCTCATACCAGTTACTTGTTGTAGTACCGTAACCTGAAATATTTGAAGAGGTGGTAGATGTGGTTACAATACCAACACCATTAGTATCTTTTGCTTTTCCTCTATTAATATCTTCTTCAGTAATTTTATACTTAAGGTACATCCTTTCAACACCGTCAAAATGACGTTCATTGAATAATTGAATAGCATCATCAACCAAATCATCTATTTGGTCATCAGCAACATTAATTTCTAATACAGGAGCACCTAGTTTCCTTAAACAGTAATCTATTAATCCTTGTCTAGTTGATGGTTTTGCCATTTATCTTGATGCTATATTTCCTGTTGTAGGTTTTGGTTTACTTTCAGTTTTTTCTTGTAGATCTGCTATTTGTTGTAACAGATCCATCTTTTCAGCTTCATGATCTTGTTTTAATGTTTGTATTCTTGCTTCCAAAAGAACATTTTGATTATATGATTGAGCAAGTTTGTTATGATATAAACTGACGAGAACGTTCACATCCACATCACTATTAGGTTGTTGCATAATTTATACTCAGAAAGTACCTCCGTCTAGTGTAGAAGTCCAACTAGGCTTATTAGTATATATCACACTAACAGAAGATGCTGTTACTGATAAATTTTGAATATCACCATTATTACCTTCTTTTCTTAAATTGTTAGTAGTATCAAATGTTCCTTCAACACCAATTAAACTTAAAGAATTACCAGTTCCACCAGCTTCAACAACACCATAAGCATTACTAGTATCTTGCCTAATAATATCACCAGTAGTAACTGTTACACTACCAGATAAAGCAAGAGTATTTTTAGTAATAGCAGTTAATATCTGTTTTGATGTATTAACTGGAGATGCTACAGCATTAGTTGAAGTCTGTAATCCATTTTCATCAAAATATACAACACCATGAGTATTGTAATCACCAGTTTGATAGTAGATACCTTTAATATCAAGGAATCCTCTAGTTCCAGCTACTAAAGCATTAGCAGTACTAGCATCAGGAATATAAGTCCATGCTCTTGCTACAGCACTACTACCTGGATTAGTTTGGTCGATATAACCAAAGAATCCCATCTTATTATTACCAGCACCAGTACTTGTGTTGTATCCAAAAGAAATACCACGATCAGTATTAGTATCGTATGCGTGTGTAACTGTCAATTGTGTGGTAGTAGTAATACCAGAACCACCAATAGTTTGATCAACAGTAATTACTCTAGTTGTTTCATTATATTGAGTAACAGTTGCTACACCAGATGCTGATAAAGCAGAACTTCCAGAAATAACATCACCCGTATTAATACCAACAACAGAATCAAATGTAATTGTACTAATACCAGCAAGAACAGGTTGTGTTACTACTCTTTCACTAGTAAGATCACCAAGGTGTAAAATTGGATCATTTAAAGTTGATGTTGTAGAGTTTACAGATGTTGTTGTTCCATCTACCTGTAAACTACCCTTAATAATAACAGTACCTTCATTACTTAAACCATCTGGATATGGGTCAATAAACAGAAGATCTCCACATCCTGCTTCAGTTTCAATAACATTAGAACTTATTCCAACACATCCAAACTTACTTTTACCAGTAACTTTAATATTAGTATCGTAAGTCCACTGAGCACCAGTAACCTTTACATCATTATCTCCATCTTCATCATATTCAATTTTAGCATCTTTATCACTACCAAATGATAAAGTTGTATCATCTACAATATTAATATGACCATCACCATTAGTATCAAAGATAATATCACCATCAACATTCTGTGATGATATAGTATTCAGGTCTATTCTTATATTATCTACATTCCACTGATCAACTTTTCTATCACTATCCATGATGGCAACTATACCACCATCAGTATTTCTTGTATTTTGAACACCAGTAACAGCACCAGCCGCATGTTCCATCATAGAGGTGTAAAAATGTCCACCTATTGAGTGTACATTGTTACCATCATCACCAACATATACTCTATCTTTATATTGATTTAAACCACCATAGCTACCAATACCTGTAACATAGGCCATTTCACCCCAATTGAGGCTGGCAGGTTTATCGGTTCCAGAGGATCTTTTGATCCTGATAATACTAGCCATTTAAAAATTTCCCCCGTTAATGTTTAAATTTTGTTCCGTTCCAGGTGTTAGTTCAAGAGTAGCATCCCATTTTTGGGTTGCAGCATTATAAACTAAGACCATTCCATTTAACAGGTTCGAGGCATTAACATCACTGAGTTCAGCGAGTGATAAGCCTTGAGCACCAGCAAGTGAGGAAACTACCTTCACTGCATTATGTTGCCCAACCCTTACCTTAATATCTGCCATTTATGTATGCAATTCAGAATCTATCTATTATTTATACTTTAAGATGTTATCTGATTGGTTAATTGTTTTAATAAAGTCTTAATTTCATCAATATCATTTTTCATCTTATCCAATTCTGCTTTTTCATCAATTTTTCTATTTTTAGTAGAAATATAATCCGTATAAGAATTAGTATCTGTACTAACTATAGCACCTGTTCTTTCATCACGAAAAAGATGTTTGTGTCCTTCAACTGGTATCATGCTTTAACTCTTATCAAACATTCTTTGTAATTTATGATATGTATCTCTTTTTCTTTG